CAAGATACAGCACCACTACACCCATGCCTGCTAGAAATGCACCCAGTAGGTACAGTATCAGGTCTTGGGTATCTAGGGTCACTTGAGACCTCTGGGGCTTTTCAATTCCAAAATCGGGTTTATACATTCTCATTCTCCTTGTTGTTCAGTTGTTCAATTTTTCGGTAAATATGCAGCAATTTGGCATCCAATCGATTGTTAGTCAAGTCTAGGTAATCGGCAAAGACTAACCTAAGTAGTTCCATTTCCATCTCTGTTAGTTTAGGCATTATTTCCTCATTAGGTTAAAAGTTAGGATAAGCAGGGCTATGGTTAGCCCCAAGATTGTGAATAAGTTTTGGTAAATCATTGTTTAACCTCGTTTAGACCTGTTCGTGGTTTTCTATAAAGTGAGTAGCTATTTCGTGCCAATTTACGTCATCGAGGAAAGCTAAGGCATACGACAAAGCCAAAGAACCCTCTAACTGACCCAAAGAAACACATTCCTCCGCATATTCTCTCAAGTTATTGGCAATGTCTGCCACTTCTTGGGTGTTAGCCTCGTCAATGTAGTATCCGTCAATCAACTCTAGATTAACTCTCCAAGTTGCGTAGTTAGTCCATCCGTTATATTTGTTGTCTGTAGTCATGATAAAACCTCTTTAAGTTAGGAAAAATTGAAAATACCCAGTTTTGGATTACTTGTGCTCAAACAAGGTGAAAGAGAAACCGCCAAAGTCTTCCTCATCTTCTTTAATCCAAGCATCACAAGTCTGTCCGCCCTCGTTAATAGAGCTTAGAACGCACTCAGAGACTAACTCAGGGTATTTAATGAGTGACTGCCCTGCAAAACGCTCTATAGCCCCATAAGCCTCTTTATCGAGCAATATAAAGTTACGACCCTCATCGCTCTCATAAGCAGGAAAGCAAGCAGAGCCTAAAACTGTGTTTATGCTAATCGTGTATTTCTTGTTTGTCATGTTGAACCTTTAGGAAAGATTATTGAAAGTTAGGAAGCATACTTTTTCAAGGTATACACATATATAGCATAATAGAATCGTGCCAACCTCTGTAAGTTGTTGATTTATATACCCCCTCCAAAACCCTATGTAATATATATTCTTACATAATATGCTGCAAACCATATGCTGGTGTGTAGTAATAAAGTATACCCACGTATAGTAGACCTTATATGTATATATACTGTAGAATATGTATTAAATATCATATAGAAACAATACTTATGTTGTGTAGCTTATATGTCTATATGACTAACAGGCTTATAGGGTCACTTGTAAAAGAGCCTTGTGTATACCTCCGTTCTCTCTCTACAAAATATATATTTAGTACGCTCTCTCTCTCCGATTAGGGAATGGTCACGTAGTCATGACGTGCGTAGTCATCACACGTATGCGTGGCAAGTGATGGGGACTGCGTAGCGTGATGTGCGTGCCCCCCACTTATCCCCCCCCATAAAAAAATTTATATATCCGTCAGGCGGTCTAGGGTTATCGTATCGAGTAGGTTGATGGCGTGTGCTGCTGAGTAGACTATACGGGTTGGTATACGTGCCCATACGTTATAGGTAGTCCACATAGGACCTGTATCTACGCCTTGTATACGGTTGACTGACTTTGCTAGGCTACCGATGTCTGACACTGACATACCCAGTTCTAGTGTGCTCTGACATAGGTTGGTGGGGTAGGTGGTGATGACGGTAGAGCCTTCATCTAGGTACTTCTTGGTGAGTCTCTCAAAGAACCAAGGGTTGTAGTCTGGGAGCTGGTTAGACATGGGGACAGAGTTGACGATGAGGACATCGTAGTTTGGGTATTTCTTTTTGTTCAGCTCTGGGTAGTCAAAGAGGAAAGAGTCTGGGGTCTGCATAGGGTTCATCACGCCTAGCTTGTTAGACAGATAACTAAACCAGTCTAGGTGAAAGGCTACCCAGTTCTTATTTAAAGGACTACGGTAGAAGTAGCCGTCTGCGCCTATCCAGGCGTTGATAGAGTCACCTCTGTGGGGTAGGTCTTGTAGGGTGATGGGTGCGTCCTCACAGATGGGTAGGAGCTGGGAGTGGTATTCCTGTTTACAGTAGTGGATACATTCGATACTCGTATCCTCCTGACAAACCTTACGTAAGAAGTTGAGGTGATGGAGCTGGTCGCCCAAGTGGTACTCGTTGTAGGTTCTGATTAACATTGACACTCCTTTAGATTATGGTATTATCAGATTATAGGTAGAGGTGATTATATGGAGATATTAGAGATAGAAAAGGGTAGTGTTCTGCCTAGCCCACGGGTGGTGTACGCATATCCGTACGAGAGCATGGAAGTGGGGGATAGTTTTACTGTACCTGTAAGTGCAAGAGCAAAGGTGCTCAATGCCAACTACAGGGCATCTAAAAGGTTAGGGTTTAAGTTTTCTAGCAAGTCTGAGGGTGATAACTTGCGAGTGTGGAGAGTGGCGTGAAAAGGTTGTCAATACCTAATTACTGGATAAGGATGGCAGAACGTTGTTATTACTGGCATCAAGATGAGCCTCACATGAGGTGGGAGAAATTGATGTATTTTTATCTGTTTAAGCATTACGGATACGAGGAGTGAGATGATAGAGTTACTGTGGATGAACGAGGATGAGCTTAGGGAGCACTGCCATTTGTTGGTAGAGGCTTTGCTTGTCTCTGAGCACCACAGGGTAGAACTGATTAACAACATGGGGAAAGCGTTAGCGTATGGATACAACAGAGGATATGCAGATGCGTCTGTACAACTCAAGATTGAGGCTCAAGAAAGAAATGCAGAGGGCTTTATCCTGCATTAGTCCTGGGTCTAAACGGTACTTGGCAAAAGAGTGGAAAGAGAAATATTCTGACGTTGTTTATAACGAACTTATCAGATGTGCCAAAAATAGAAAAGCAGCAGAAGCAATATCAAACTGGCAACTAGAGGACTTTAAATGATAAGTAGAAAACTAACGGCAGCAGTCGTCACAGTAACAAAAGGTAGACCTGAGCTAGACAAGTGTATAGCCTCTATACAGGCTCAAACCTACCCTGTCCAGCACTACCTACTGTACGACAACGGTATGCTCCCCAAGCTCCTCCTACAAAAGAATCAACACGTCTGTGTATTCCCAACAGGCATAGCTCATCCTGACAAAGATGGACGCAGATGGTTAGCAGCTGTACCCCACCTGATTAACGAAGACGTAGTGTTCTTCTGTAACGATGATGACTGGTTTGACCCTGACCATGTAGAGTCACTCATGGACATTATTAAGCGGGGTAACGACTGGGCATATGCCCTGCGTAAGATACATGACAAGGACGGTAACTTCCTGTTCAACGACAGATGTGAAGCCTTGGGTGACCTCCATGAAGACTGGAACAACAAAGGATGTAACTTTGTAGACTGGTGTATGTGGGGTATGCGTACAGAGAAGTTAAAGGGTATCTCTGCTATTCTGGGTATGCCTGGCTTTGGTTCTGACCGTGAGTTCTACAGAGTAGCAAAACAAATGTTCCCTAAGTACGGTACAACAAAGAAGCACAGCTTTAACTTTAGACTGGGTGGTAACCCTGGCTCTGTAACAAAAGAGTTCTTTGACGCTGGTCACAAGTTCATGGCAGACAAGTACGGTGAGACGATGCCCTGGGAGGCGTGATGGATTTTGATTTACAAAAGTTCTATAAGTTCTGTGCCGAGCTAAAGATTGAGACAAAAGAAGAAGGTCTCAAAAAAATGGGTAAGCTCTTGGGGACACAAACCTATGTGATGGAAGAAATAGATAAGGGGTTAAAAGATGACGTTCATTTCTTTGTTATTCTCAAAGGCCGTCAACTGGGTATCACAACCGTTTCACTTGCACTTGACCTATATTGGCAATTCACCCATCCAGGGTGGCAGGGAACTCTTGTTAGTGATACAGAAGAAAACAGGGATATGTTTAGAAGTACTTTGGGAATGTACATTGATGGACTTCCCAAGGAATACAAAATACCCTTGGTTGCCCATAATAGAAACCAGATGGTCCTTAAGAACAGAAGTCGAATCTTTTACCAAATCGCAGGTAATAAGTCTCGATTGGGGCAGGGTAAAGCTATTACATATCTCCACGCTACGGAGACCGCTTCTTGGGGCAATGACGAAGGTCTAGCTTCCTTGATTGCATCTCTTGCAGAAAAGAATCCTCAGCGTCTGTACATCTTTGAATCCACCGCACAGGGATTCAATATGTTCCACGATATGTATAAGACTGCCAAACGAGCTAGAACACAACGTGCAATCTTTTGCGGATGGTGGCGTAACGAGTATTACTCTGTTCACCAAGACTCCAAAGAGTACAAAGTCTACTGGGATGGCAAGCTCAAGCCTGACGAGAAAGAATGGGTGAAAGAGATTAAGAAAATGTACGGGGTTGAGATAAACTCCCGTCAGATGGCATGGTGGCGGTGGAAGATGGCAGAGGGTATCAAAGACGAGACTCTCATGTACCA